CCAGGGGAGAACAATTACTCATTGGTTCGCGATGGCAGGGGCGAATGATGCGGAATTGACCAGCCCCGTTTATCTTCTCGATGGATCTGGGGTTCCCGTCGCTTCTGTCGGGTTCTCAGCCGGTGCGGGTGACTGTGCGGCTGTATTCCATCCGACCCGTGCTCAAGTCGCCCTGAACTCCCGCTTAGTGTTCAGGACTGATGCTTAATGGCGATCTCAAAGCGCGCTAAGACCCGCTTCAAACTCATGTCGGCGGGAGAGAAGGCCAGCGTCAAGAAGGCCGCTAAACTGCTGTTCGATTGCGAGTTATTGGGTTCAAAGCGCGCCCAGGAGATTGTCCGATGGGCCGAAAAGAGGTAATCGGATGCCATACGGATATGAGAACTGGCGATATTCCCGGATCACCTGCGCCCAGATGGACGCTTCAGTAGGAACTCCCCTCTTAACAACGGGCGAAAAGCCCAGAGTTATTTTCCAATTAGCCGCCTATCAAGGAACTAACACCAACTCAACTGAACTCGGAATGTTTCTAATCCCCGCAACTCAAGGGCCCGGGATCGACGGGAACGGTCAGGTTGCGATTGCGGGAGATGTGACCTTCTCATACGGGAAGGTGGATGCGTCCCTGGCGGCCAGCACTGAACAGGTTCCCCTCCAATTCGCCCCTTGGGGAACTAAAGGCACGACAAATGGCGCCTGGGCGTCTATCATTCCGCCTAATTCGATGCTTGTGGTCGGTGCTACTTCAGCCGCTAACGGAACTATTGAAGTCACCTGCATTTCGGCGGAGTTAGCCCCAGGGTTGTATTGATCATGCCCAGACTCCCCGTCGACGGGAAGAAGGTCATCGAATACAGGGTGACTCTGGGAGCGAAGGAACGGGAGCTGTTTCAGGATGCCCAGTGGTCATACACCTTCGGCAAAGTCGGCAGCACGGTTAGCGGCATTCTCAGTAATCCAGTAATTCTCCTGGGGCTGGCTGGCTATATCGCCTACAAGCTCGATGAGCTGTTAGATCCCGACTGGCGAGCCATTGTCTCGGACATGACCCCAGATCAAATCAAAGACTGGCTGGAAACCCAGAACTTAGTCGGTGCGACCATCGGAGGCATTCTGGGACTGTTCATTGGAGGCCCATTTGGAGCCGTCTTTGGGTCGATCCTGGGGTCGGCTACTGTTGAGTTAGGAGAGGCCGCCCTGGACGCTGCAGGGGAGGTAGCGGCTGAAACGATCCCGCCAGCCGTCACGATTGGTATTGTGTCCACGTTGATACAGGTAATGAATGCCCTGGAAGAGATGGGAACCGCCCTTCAGCCTGATTGGGGCACGGATGAGAGCAACGGCGGTGGCGGAGGCTTTTAGCCCCACACTTGAGGGTCATTTGTTCAATTTCTTGACCATAGAACAGCCCATAATCGGCGTATTTTCGATTTTTTCTGACGAGCTGTCGGTTTTGCGTTCCCTTCGATCTCCAAGTCGTCAAAGTCGATCTGGGCGTGATTAGACATTTGCGCCCTGTGAGTGAGCCATTCCTGGGGGCCGTCGAAGTCCTCAAGGAAAGGCCAGCCTTTCAGGAGTCGATCTCGGTCTCGGTGGAAGTCGTCAAACTCGATCATGTTTCGATACTCGCGCCAGTCCTCCATCCTGGGGACTCCATCCGGCCAGTGCTTCAAACATATTCGCGTCGGTGCCGGGACGCACATATCCCCTGTTAGGGGATGACCCAGACGCTCAACCGGGCAGTCTGGGCTTCGTTGGATCGCGTCCCAACGCAGGAGGCATTCCCTCACGAACTTAGAGAAGTTAGGAACCCTTCTCGCTATGCTGGCGGTCTTAGGGTCCAGGGAAATCGACTTGATTATTGAGGCCATCAGAACTCCCCCAATGTCGGACTCTCAGCCGACAGTCGGACGGCTTCGGAAATCTCAAAGGGAACTTTTCCTTTCAGATTGGCCCGAAGTGGGTTTGAACTCCACGTGTCTTGATCGGCCTTTGAGTGATTGAAGGAGTAATCCACCGAGACCTTTGGGAGATTATGCCAAAGGACAAACGGCCCGATGATCTGGGACGGTTCGCCCAAGTATGGTCTGAAGTGTGGAATAGCACCGACCACATTTTCGATGCACCAGTATTTCGGTTGCCAGCGTCGTTTCAATTCAACGACGGCTTCCAGGATCGACATATCCGGTTCAAAGTCCTCGCCAGCTCGATGTGCCACTGGCCCAGGTGCGTTAAACGCCAGTGAAAACTCGGTGCACGGAGGGCTGGCCCAGAACAGGGTCATATCCCCAGGACGGACAAAGTGCATTCCTTCACGGTTCCATGCGATCTCCTTAACATCGAACTTGTGCGTAAAGGGGGGCCATACTTCGGCCAGCACTCCGTCGGGGTCTGACTCGCAACGGATGACTAACCAACGGTGATTCTGAACCATAGCCTCAGACGCACCGCCCAGGCCCGAACAAGCATCGAACATCACAAACCGATACTGGCTGGCATCAATCATACCCTCTCGCCTCCAGTGGAACTTCTAACGTGGTAATACCGCAGTCTGGGAGCCTGTGACGACGCCATACAACGACCATGTGGGGGAAGGGGGCGTTGGCGCCTGGGGCGTTCCCAGATCCGATCATGTTCAAGCGTCCCTTAATCAGATAAACCAAGTATGCGTTAGGCATGACGATTTCATGAAACCATTTCGTATCTGTTCTTGCAGGAATGAGGCAGTAAATTGATTGCACTTCATCCCGCTTCATTTCCTCCGAGCACTTCTCTAACCACAGGGGCAATTCTCGCCCGAAGGGTGGATGGCAATACACATTCCCGAACCATTCCTGGGACAGCCCGTCTTCCGCTTCGCAAAAATATTCTGGGGCTTTCGTATTGTCGCATGATGCGGCGCAATCAAGATCTGGGCTGAAGCCGAATCGCTCTTGAAGAAACTCCATGAAAGCGGGAGGGGTTGCCCAGTCTTGACGATCTGATGAAAGAGGTGCGCCCAAATAACTCATTTTGCATTCCCTCCGCAACCTGGGCAACCGTCCTTATTCTGAAAATAATACAGAACTTTGCATTTCTCACTCCTACACTTTCGACCAAAATACGCTTTCTTTCTCATCACTTTCACTTCACTTTTATGGGTGGAAGGAATCGGACGCCTGGGATGCACAATGGAAACATGGGATGATGTGGCGCGTCCGACTCCCTCCGAATGACCCTACGAGTGTTCACCTTTAGTAATTATGTAAAACATACCACTTTTATTGAATTATTAGTAGTAGTAGTAGTAGGTATAGGTATCTCTATCTCTCTCTCTCTCTCCTGGGAGGGTTTTAGGGCCGGTTTGGGTCTGGGTTGGGGTATGGATTGGGAGCCTCTCATATTAGGGGGGGTCATTTTCGGCATACTGCTCAACATTTGGCTGGCCCGAATGGTCGCCCTAACGATTAGGGAGGCCGTTTCGGGACTGGATCGAAAGCTCGCTGAAGCCCTGCAGGGAATTATCGCCCAGGGAATAGGTGATTTTGAGCCACCGAACCCGATTCAAATGGCACTGGCCGATCTCCTGAAGGGAAAACTGGCCCAGGCGACTCAAGCCGACCCTGTTGAAATCCTGCGAGCTTCAGACGGGAAGTTTTCGGGATAGATTATAACCGAGGTTTTCCCCCTGGTTGAACTCGATGGCACGGAGAAAGACAAAGCGTCGAAGATCGCGCAGGTCATTTAGCATACTGAACGGCCTTGAGGCTCTCGCATACGCCACGATCATGACCGAAGGAATCGCAGGCACAAATCCCTGGGGCTTCATCACAGGGGACACCAACCTGAAAGGAACCTTTGAGGGTCAATTCCTGCAAATGACTTCTGGGATCAACGGAGCTGGCAACGGCTCCGAAGTCACTGGCGCCGGGGAAATCTCCCTGGGCGACTTAGCGACTAACCCAGGCACCGCACTCACGCAAATGGGAATGAACTTTCAATCCAACCTTCTCCCTATGGCAATTGCTGGGTTCACGACGGCCGTCGGTTTCAAAGTCGGGAAGCGATTATTGCGAAGGCCGATCTCATCCGTGAACCGAAATATCATCAAGCCAGCCCTCGGTGCTGGCATCAAATTGTGAGGTGTGAAGCATGGCAAATGTGAACTGCTACGGTAGCGTCGTTTCTTCACGTGGGGGAATAGTCCCTCTCTTGAATACGGCCCAGACCGAAGGCACAGAAGAAGAAACCCAGACCGACTCTAACTTCGTAGGATCGGCCCAGGTATTCGGAACCTTTGCCTCACAACAATATGGAAACTTCGTTGCGGCTAAGGCCGGAATCCAGGGAGAAAATGACGCCACATATTGCTTTGTGCGCTCGGCTGGAAAAATAAAATTGGCCCTACCAATCGGAGGCGGCACTGGAACCAGTGGCGGAAACTGCGGGTTGCCAGCGACTCTCCCATATCCTAAGCAAATTGCTTCTGGGGATCAGGTCATCACCATGCTAAATGCTGGAACTGACCGCGAAGCCGCCGTCAGCGTCGCTTGCTCAAACGGTGAATACCACTGCTTTTCAAAAACGGTGGCCGGAGCTGGCGAACAAGAACTGGTTTCGGTTCTCGACGGCCAGGGAATCGGCGTCACTCTCCAGGGGAGAACAATTACTCATTGGTTCGCGATGGCAGGGGCGAATGATGCGGAATTGACCAGCCCCGTTTATCTTCTCGATGGATCTGGGGTTCCCGTCGCTTCTGTCGGGTT